CCCCTCGCCAGCAGGCCGACCTCTGAGACTCCTGCCGCCAGAGGCAGGCTCTGCGGCTCTCCGGTGACAATGATCTGCCGAAGCGACGACATAGCCTTACCCCTTGAGCATGACCGTGCAGTTCACGGCGGTTCCCGACGCATGATTGGCGACGAGTTTGATCGCTCCGGTCGCGTAACACTCGTCCGGAAGTGACACTTTCTCAGCCTACTGCTTCGGGGGCAGCGGCTGAAAGTTGTCGCCTTTGCACTTCACGGCATCGCGAATCTCGATCTGCACGGCGGATAACTCTTTGAGCGTGTCGGCGTGAGATCGTTGCGTGTGCGATATCTCGTTCAGCGTTCTCTCCGTAGACTCCAGGAACTCAGTGTGTCCCTTCACGACGGGAACGACGACGGAGTCGTGCAGCACGGTCGCTGCTTCGCGAGTCATCCACAAGATCGCGCCCAGGATCACCACGGGAACACCAAACCGCTCCGCGAACTTCATCGCCGTCTCGGCGGCCAACTGAACTGTCACGGCATACCCTCCTTACGCCACCCGGCAAGCAAGACTCGGTTCGTCCGCGACTCCAGCCACCACTTTAGGATCGCCTGGATCGCGTATTGAATGAGCGGCGCCATGATGACCCAGAACAGCGGGCCAAACTGGATCGCATCCTCGCCATACATGGTGCAGTACCGCACCTTGACGGCGGACTTCCAGGCGAGGCAGACCACTTCTTCCTCGTTCGAGCCTCGATCGACGTAGGGCATCACCTCCAGGGGAGCCCGGTCGACGACGAGGTCGGTGATGCGATCGATCCGCTCCCGGCCGAGCAGCCGCTTGCGGAGGTAGGGCATCGACTGCCAGACAACTTCGCGAAGATCGTCGCGGTTCATGGCTTGCACTCCGGCCCGCATTGCTTCTTCTTGCACGGACACGACGGGTCGCACTCGCAGTCGACAAGGGCGAGCCTGTCGCCGGAGAGAACCTTGCCAGTCCCGTTGCACTTGCCGCAGCACTCCGGCTGCTCAGGAGACGGCGAGGCCTTCGACTCGGCCACGACGCAGGCGTAGGCCGCGTCGGCGAAACACTCGGCGAGCCGATCGGCTGAAACGGGCTGAGGCCCGCCGCAGCCGGCGACGAGAAGAACAAGAACGACGGCTCTCACAGCACGCCTCCACTCCAGTCAGGAAGTTTGCGAGGCGGAAAGCCGTCGTAATTCGACATCGTGAAGGTATCGCCCTGCTGGGCCATACGATCAAAGACGTCCGCATCGATCCAGAACGTAGAGCCGCGAAACGGAACTGGCATATCCTCTGGATAGTGAGGCCCGGAGTTTGAGTTGTTCCCCCAAGAGTTCCAGATCAAGATGCCGGGTCTCTTGCCGTGTCTCTTCGAGATCGCCGCCATCGCGTGGCTCCAAGACCCGCGTGGCTTGCAGAAGCCCTCGCTGTCTCGGGTGAACGTGAAGCCCACATTGGAACAGACTGCCACCGGAAAGCCCGAGGCGATCGCCTTGCAGGCCTCGTCAAAATTGCGGACGAGGCTCGTCTCGCGGATGCGTCGCTTCTTGGCGAACGGTTCGAGTTCGTCTGGCACACCCGTATCGCCCCACTGCTTCTCGCGAAGGCCGGAGTATTCGGTGAAGATCGTGCCTTTGTAGTCGACGTCGTAGTGGAGCAGACCCCAGTCCATCACGGCCTTGCAAGCGGCGGCGCCATACGATCCATCGGACTGCCCTGCTCGCTTCTTGCCCCTGGCTTCGACCCTCGAAAAAGCATAAATCGATGCCTCAAGAGTTCGGCCGTGCCAGTCTTCGGCCTCACCATGCACGGAAATTTCTGTCGAGGCCAGGATGTCCGCGCAACCAGCGTAGGCATGGCCGACACACGAGCCGATCGCCTGAGCAACGCGATGATAGTTCGGACAGACTCGAAGCAGGTACTGATACAGGAAGACGTCTTTGTCTTCCTGTGCCTTCAGTTTCGGCCCGCCATCCGAGAGCGTCGGATACTTGAGCGACGAGACGAACCTCTCCGTCTCGGCGGGATTTGGAGTCCAGCCTTCAGGCCGCCACGGCTTCGCCATCTCAGCCGTCCTTTCCGAGACCAGCCCAGGCGATTGCGTCGAAAAGTTCGGCCGCCTTCGCCCGAAGTTCGGGGGTCATCGGACGGCGAGCGTCTCCGAGCGTGTTCGTGAAGACCGACTCGATCGCGTCCTTCAACGCCGGATACTTGCCGGGCGAGTTGTCTGCCAGCCCCTTCCAGATGAACGACAGGATGGAGACATGAACTGCCCGCAGCCCGTCGGTCGTCATGATGGCCGGAGACTTGGAGTCGCCGTCGGACTGCACGACCCGCGAAGCCTGCTGGTAGATGTACTGAAGCCAGAGCCTGTCGATCGACGACATCCCGGCCACGACCTTGGTAACGGGCGAAACTTCGGCCTTCATCTGCGGAGACGGCTCCCGAATCGACATCGTCGGCCCGGGGACGCTCCCCATGACCGCGTAGATCACCAACGCCGCAGCAATGAGCAGTCGCAGCGACTTCATTTCTTGGTCGCCTCCGGCATCAGGAGGACGTCGAGCAGTTGCTGACACAACTCGACTCCCCGCTTGCTTCCGGCGGCTTGGAGTCGCCTCGCGATTTCGACGACGATGTGGGCGTCGTCGGGCTGGGCGGAGGCTGGGGCTGAGGGCTGCTTGGAGGCGAGCCAAGCGATTGCCGCTTTGGCATAAGCCACCACACTTGGCGTTGCCACAAGAGTTGCTGCCGCCACAACGGCAGCGGCGCGAAGAGCAAACTCATAGTCGATCATGCCTTCACCTTTCCGATCACCCATCGCACAAATGACTCGCCCTCTTTCGACCGCAGCAGGGCCGAGAGGTGCGAGACGAGTTCGTCGTCCACCTTGGTGCCGCCGGTCTTTGCCGCCAGCCACTCGCAGCAGTCCGCCACGACAATGGCCTTGCGGTGCGGATCAGAGGCGGCAAGAAACGCCTGGGCAAACGTCAGGATGGGAGCCCACTCTTGGAAGAGTCGGATTTTTTCCCACAAGGTCAGTTCGGCGCCGTAGTTGTTTTCGGTGGTCATAGAAGCAGCCCTCCTGTGCCGCTTCTTTCACCGTAGCAACTCGAAACTACTTACCTGAAGTATCGATCAAGTCTTCGATTGACATTCCGTCGCTGTCGCCCTGGAAGACCGACTCGGAAATAATCCGAATCTCGACCGGTGGAGGAGAGAGACTCCCGCCCACCAGCCGCTTGGCCCGTTCCTCGTCCGACCACGACGCCTGAAACTCCAGGCACTTGGCCTGAATTTCCTCGGGGCTCGGCAAGTAGGCTCGCCTCGCGCCAGACTTGGAGTTGTGCCAACTCTCTCGTCGGGGAAGCCCCAGAGACCGCCGCGTCACATCGCAGCGGTCAGCCGATATCTTCAGCGTCTCGGCTATCACTCGGGTCGGCGTTCCCGCCAACCACATCTTCGTGAAGGTTGCTGCGCAGACCTCCACTTTCTTTTTCTTCTTCGCCATCGGGAACCCAGAAGGACACCACCCGCTGCGACGGGTTGAGGTAACAGTCCCCCCCACAAGTCCTCCAGTGGGCAACGTGTTCGCAGTCGCCGCCCCTGTAAGTCCCCTCCAGGTAGTTTCGAGTCCGGTACACCCCCAACTGGCCGAAAGCCGAGTTCATCCGCACGGGCTCGCTGCCAACCGGCGGGTGCCAGAGGTGGAACCAAAGTTCCGACCGTTCGTCCCAGTGGTTCCACCGGCAGGCCCAGGCGTCGTACTGCGCATCGATGATCGCGTCACCGAACTGCGGCATCCGCCACTTCGCCCAGGAGTAGGAGGCCATGCCAGCCGCTTGCCCCCAGTCCTGGCTCCATGAGTCTGGCTCGTCGAGGTCGCCCTCGTAGTCTTCAAGCCAGCCGAGCGAGTTGGCGATGCCGTTGATCGACCAGCCGCCCCAGGGGTCGGTATCGAACACGATCGTGTACTCGAAGTCGGGGCAGTGCTTGCGAACCCAGTGGCGACACTCGTTGCGGTACTCCGCCAGGGCGAACGTGCGGTCGGCACTCTTGGTGTAGTTGAGATGCGGCCGGTTCTTCGTGTTGAGGCTCACCGACATCCGCTCGTTTTGTCTGGCGTAGTCGGCCAGGAAGTCCTTCGTGCCGTCAGCCGAGTCGTTTTCGTAGACGAAGCACCGCCAGTCGCGGAACAACGCTCCCGTGTCCTCGACTCGCTTCATCGTCAGGCCGAGCCACGGCATCGCATTGCGACAAATTGCGACGAAGGCCACCCGCATCTCGGATGCCTCTTGGCGACCGAAGTCGACGCGATCCCAATACTGGCGAAGGTAGGCCGGATCGGGAGGCAGAATGAGGTCGGGGTCGTGCCTAGCGATCTCTTTGAGCGTCATGGTCGCCATGTGGAAAACACCTTCGCTTCGATTGCCGAGCCGGGCTCGGCAGGCCAGAAATGCGCCAGCACTTCGCCAGCGCTCACCGATGAAGTCAGTTCCGGATACACGAACCAGCCGTCGAGTGCCGGGCGACCGTCTGGCGGTGGCTCGCGGTGAACGTGCCACGTTCGGATGTCGATGGCTGGGTTAAAGACTTCGCATCCTCCGTTGACCATCTCGCCCAGGAAAGCGTTCTCGCACCCGACGTAACCGAGCGGGATTTTCGAGAGCCTCTCGGGCCTGCCAACCTCCCCGCCGACGAACACCCAAGTGTCCTGGGTTCCAGAGAAGAACCGTTCGCCGGCCATGTGTCCGATCATTCGCGGACTCACGGGCGAGTCCCATCGAGTTAAGGCAAAGATTCGCCACGGTTTGCAACTGCCTTCGATCGACTTGACCGTCGCGTCGAACCTGATGTCAGAGTTCGCCAGGACGCAGACTTGCCCCGCGAGGGACTGGGCTGCCAAGTCCATGAAGTCGCCGTATGTCCACCGCTTCTTGTCGCCGTCGACGTAGATGCACTGCTCAAACAGGCCGCTCGACTCGTTCGCGTCTCGAACTTCCGCCAACTCGCTTCGTCGCTGGCTTGATTCCGGCTCGTACCACTGCGACAGCAGAATCATGGTCTCGCGATGAGCCAGCAGTGGCCCGGGTGAGCCTTGGGGTCAGGGTGACGGTGCAGTTCGACTCGCTTGCCAAGTCGCCACAGTTCTTCGACGACGTCGTGTCGCGTGTCGTGACACTCGACGACAAACACCGTCCGAGACCAGCGGCCGTCACCGGAGCAGCCGAGCAGCACGGCCTGCTCCGCGCCTTCGACGTCGATCTTCACGAAGTCAGCGCCATCGGGGTACTGCGAGTCGAGGGTCACCGTGCGAACGAGCGACGTCGACTCAACCGGCGCCGGAGCCTGACCTCCTGCGCCGACAGGATGCTCTTCGAGCAGCGAGTTCTGTGCTGCATCTGGCCGAAGATAGAAAGCCGACTCGCCGTCGCGGCTCGACACGGCGGCCCGGACGATGGTGGCGTTCTCGATCTTCGGAATCTTGTCGATGGCTCGCTGGTCTGGCTCGTAGGCCACGACGTTCGTGAACGTCTTCGCCAACTCGAACGTCCAGTCTCCGACGTTGGCCCCGACATCGATCGCCAACTGATGGCGGGCGAGCATCGCCATCGCGCGACCGGTCGGCAGCACAAGCCACTGCTCTTGCATCAGACCCTCGTCAAGGTGCCGGGAGGAACCCAGCGGTGGCGTCCTTTGCCAACGATTCGCCGCTCCTCTTCTTCGTCAGACCAGCCGGCCCGTATCTCGGCGGCCCGTTCGGCGATCTCTTCGAGGCTCGGGCCTGTCTCGTGTTCCTTGAGATCGTCGAGCGAAAGGCCGTACTGACGGACTCGGTCGTAGATCACGGCCCGCGAGACGCCAAACGTCTTCGCGAGTTCGATCGCGGAGTAGTGGTTTGGAATGGCATCGCGAAGGGTTGTCTGACTGATGTACATGACAGGCCTTTCTTCTGCCCGAATGGCTCCCCCCGGCGAGTTCAGCCTTGCGGCCGCGACTCGCCGGGAGGAGACCACCGGAGGGGACTGGTTGAGACAGCCAACGCCAGTCGCTGGCCGTCCTGTGTGTCGTGGTAGAGCCGCACATCGGTGAACTTCAGGTCGACGGCGGCCGCCATCGACTCGGCTGTGAAGACCGCGACCGGTTGCTCGCGATCGAGCCGCCCGCCGGCGACCAGCATCGAAGCCGCGACGGCGAACAAGCCCTGCCGGCGACGCTCCGTGAGCGTGAACCCTTCGAGCGTCGGCAGATCGTGGATGCGACGAGAAGCAGCCCAGGAAACAACCCGCTGGGCTCCATCCCGAATCAGCACGATCGGTGTTCGCGATCCGTCGCGATTCATCACATCCACCTGGAAACTACTGCCCGCTCGGGTGAGCGAGGCGCTGATTGCCCTGGCATCGAGGTCGCTCAGGGCTCCGACGGTCGTGGTTATCGCTTCCAGACAACTATTTGTCAATGGATTTTTCATTGATTTTCACTGCTTCGTTTTTCTTGACACTGATCTTCACCTGAGACTTGCTCGCAGGCTTGTCTCTCTTCCATTCCACCGTCGTCTTCGCCACAGATCACCTCGCTTTCCGTCTCAATCCAGACTCTCGCGCCGCACGGCAACGGGCTGTGCGGACTGTGAACGACTCGCGACGGCCCGTTGATCGAGACAGCGTGGGCTCGCCGGCTAGAGATGGGCGTCGTGCGTAAAGACTTGCCGGCGTAAGTCTTGATCGTCAGGGGCGGCTTGTTCATGCAGTGCTTGCGGTTGCTCGCGATCACCTGCTGATGAACGTGGATGATCGTAATCACGGGTCTACCCCCTGCCCTCGCACGAACACTGGGGCGTTCGGGCTGTCGCTGCACTTCCGCAGCGTGTTGAACACGAAATAGGCGACCGCCTCTTCCTCGGTGATGTCGCCCTCGCCGATCACGATGTCGATGCAAATGTCGTAGTCGTAGACTGCGACGGGGGTCGCGGCGACCGTAAAGCCCATGTAGGCCGACTCGTACCCGCGACAGACAAGGGCATTGGGATTGGCGGCCCGCAGGGGGAGGTAAATCTTGCTCGGGTCGCAGTTTTCAAACGCTGCCACGGCGATCATCCGCTTTCTTCTCCTTGACTAGAACCCTGGAGGCCCTGCCGTCTGGCGTCCGAACGATTCGCCACCGCCACTCGGTCTTGTGCGGTGGTGGCCGCTTCGTGGTTATTGATCCCATTTGTCGAGAATCTCTTCGGCCTGTGTCCTGCTCGTCACGACCTCCGCGACGGCTCCTCCGATTTTTCGTAGTTCACCGATCACATGAACCTGGAGCGGCGTCGGCTTCTTGCCGGGCTGTTTGACTTCGAGCCACACGGCCCGACCGTGCTTGACGCAGAGCAAGTCGGGGATGCCGGGCCGCTGGAACGCGCCGCCGGCGACTTTCAAGACCCACCAGCCACGAGCCTTGGCCGAGGCTTGGATTGACTTGGTGATGGTGGATTCAAGCGGCATGG